TTAGGCCGCCCAGTATGGGTTCCAGCTTCAGTAGTAATGGCTGGTGTTTACTCATTCAATGATCAAGTAGGTGCTGAATGGTTCGCTCCTGCAGGTTTAAATCGTGGTGGAATTGGTTCAGTAATTAGAGCTGAAAAGAAATTATCAGCAGACGATCGTGATAGCTTATACGAAGCAAATGTTAATCCATTAGCAACATTCCCAGGTGAGGGAGTTGTAGCATTTGGTCAGAAAACATTCCAAAAACGTCCAACTTCATTAGATCGTATTAATGTTCGTCGTTTATTGATTAACTTGAAGCGCTTTGTAACATCAGTTTCTCGTCAATTAGTATTTGAACAAAATACTACTGTAACACGTAATCGTTTCTTATCAACTGTAAATCCATATATGGAATCAGTTGTATCAAGACAAGGTTTATATGCTTACAAAGTAATAATGGACGATACAAACAATACAGCAGATGTAATTGATCGTAATCAATTAGTTGGTCAAATTTATGTTCAACCTACTAAAACTGCTGAATTTATTATCTTGGATTTCACTCTACAACCAACCGGAGCTACTTTCCCAGTATAATAAAAATTTAAAATTTAGATATTTATAATAAACAAGAATATAAACAATGGCAGTATTAGACGCATCAGAGATTATGTTTACCGCTTTTGAACCTAAGGTTCAAAACAGATTCATAATGTACATAGACGGTATCCCAGCTTACTTAATTAAAAAAGCTGCTTCCCCACAATTTGAAGCTAATGAAATCGTATTAGATCATATCAACGTTTACCGTAAAATTAAAGGTAAAGTTAGATGGCAAGACATGACATTAGAACTTTATGATCCAATCGCTCCATCAGGTGCGCAAGCAGTAATGGAGTGGGCTCGTTTAGCACACGAATCAGTAACAGGTCGTGATGGTTATTCCGATTTTTACAAGAAAGATTTAGTATTAAACGTATTAGGACCAGTTGGTGATGTTGTTTCAGAATGGATTATCAAAGGTGCTTATGCTAAATCTGCTAACTTTGGAGACTATGATTGGTCACAAGGTGAATCTGCTGCCTCTATATCATTAACAATTGCAATGGATTATTGCGTGTTAAACTACTAATAATTATTAGATTAAAATAATGAAACCCTTCGACATTTTGTTGAAGGGTTTTTCTTTTGTATATTTATATATAGAACATAAAACAGTTATATGGAACCAAAATTCAAATTACCTACTGAAACTATTACCCTCCCTTCAAAAGGTTTATTATATTCAACAGAAAACCCATTATCTAAAGGAGAAATTGAAATGTCTTACATGTCCGCAAAACATGAAGATATATTAACTAACATGAATTATATCAAAAATGGAACAGCTATTGATAAATTATTACAAGCATTAGTTGTTACTCCAATTAATTTTGATGATTTAATTGTTGGTGATAAAAACGCAATTTTAATTGCTGCTCGTATTTTAGGATACGGTAAAGATTATCCTATTAGATTTTTTAATACATCTACTAGAGCTGAAGATGATTATATAATTGATTTAACGACATTAAATGAAAAAGAAGTAGATCAATCATTATTCACCTCAGGAAAAAATGAGTTTATGTTTACTTTACCCCAATCTAAAAACAACATTACATTTAAATTTTTAACAGGAGGAGACGAAAAGAAAATCACTCAAGAAATCAATGGATTAAAGAAATTATATCCAAATGATTCGTTTGATTTAACTACTCGTTTAAAGTATATGATTACTTCTGTTGAGGGATCACGCGAAACTAAGGACATACGCGAGTTTGTCGATAATTATCTTACTGCGCAAGATTCACGTGCGTTCCGCGAGTATTATGCAAAATCAATGCCCGATATTAATTTAGATATAACTGTAGAAAAAGATGAATACACACAGGAGGGTGTAACGGTACCAATTGGTATTAACTTTTTTTGGCCTGACTCCGGAGTATAGAGTACAAATATTTTCTCAAATTCATGAAATTGTATTTCATGGTAATGGAGGGTATGATTGGGAAACAGTTTATAATATGCCTTTATGGCTTCGTAGATTTACTTTTAATAAACTAAAAGAATATTACGATAAACAAGCCGAAGAAGCTGAAAAACAACAAAATCAGTTAAAAAATAAAGGCAATACTGGAGAAATATCTAGACCTAATATAACCCCCTCTAAACAAACTCCTACATATTCATATAAGGCACCTAAAAAATAGGTGCTTTTTATATTTATATTATATAATCATATTATAGATGGCGTACGATTCAGAAGACAAAGAACGGGAAATTAGAGCAAATCAAAAAGAAATACTTGATTTAAGTAATCAAATTAATAGATCTTTTGAAAAAAGGAAAGACTTAACTGGAGGACTTTTAAGAGATGAAAGAGAGTATAAAAACTTAGTTAGTGAATCTAATAGATTATCTCAACAAATTGCAGATAACGCTGAAAAAATAGCTAATTTCCAAGTAAAATCTAAAGATTTATCCCAATCTATTTCTAAAGCTGAAACCGCAGCAAATGATGCAGCTAAAAAATTTGCTGATATTCAAAAAACATTAATCAGAGATAAAATAAGTGCAAGTATTAATTTTAATGCTGCAAAAGCAAAAGAAAGAGATCTTAGTAAACAACTTATAGATTTAGCTAATGATAATAGGTTATTAGAAAATGAAAAAAATTATCAATTAAGATTAGGAAATGCAGGTGCACTTCAAGCAGCACAAAATCGCCAAAAAGAAATAAATGATAATAAAGTATTAGAAGCTGAACTTAAAAAACAATTAGCTGATAATTCTAAATCTAAAGATTTATCTAAAGAAGCAGTTAAAAATATTAATAGTATACTTGATTCTGAAAAACAGCGAAACCAAGAATCACAAGATCAAATTAATCAACTTAAAAAACAATTAGAAGTTATTCGTCAAGTAGAAGATGCTACATTTTTAACTGAAAAAATGCTTAAGACTATTACCTTACTTCCAGGTATTGGTCAATTCTTTAAAGCAGGGGATGCAGCTAAAGTATTAGATATTGCTAAAGGTGTAGCTGCTAATATAGCAGCTGCCGGAGGGAACGCCGCAAGTTTAGGAAATATATTAGGTATTGCAATTGGAGCTGCTGGAAACGCATTTGCATTATTGGCAGATAATACATTTAAAGCTTCATTTAATTTACAAAGTTTATTAAAAGCTGCTTTTGCTGCTAGTGTACAATCAACTCAATTATCTAAAAGTTTAGGATATGGAGCTGATAATGCTGATCGTGTTCGAGCTAATTTTGCAGCTATTGAATCTTCTAATTTAAATAATGCGAATGTTACTACTAAAAATTTAGCAGAAGCCTTTAATGAATTATCAACTGCTACGGGATTTGTTACGGAGTATTCTGAAGATGCATTAGTAACTCAAATTAAATTAACTAAACAATTAGGGCTATCAGGTGAAGAAGCCGCAGGTATATATAAATCTTCAATACTAACAGGAAAATCATCTGAAGAAACATATCAATCAATGTTACGAGGGTATGTTGCTACTCGTAATACTTTACGAGTTGGTGTTCCTTTTAAAGCAGCTATGGCCGAAGCTTCTAAAGTAACGGGTCAACTAGCAGCTAATATGGGTTATAATTTAGAAAACACTATAAAAGGTGTTGTAGCAACGAAAGCCTTAGGTACATCATTAGAACAAGCAAAATCTCAAGGTGAAAAATTACTTGATTTTCAATCATCTATTGAAAGTGAATTAAAAGCTGAATTAATAACTGGTCAACAATTAAATCTTGAACGTGCTAGAGCAGCAGCTTTGATGGGTGATCAAGTAGCAGTAGCAGAAGAATTAGCCGCTCAAGGAATGACAGCAGCTAAATTTTCTCAAATGAACGTAATTGCCCAAAAATCATATGCAGAAGCATTAGGTACTACATCAGATGAATTAGCTAATCAGTTAATGAAACGTGAACAAGCAATTGCTTCTGGTAAATCATTAGCTCAAATTACAGCAGAAGAAGCTGATGAAGCCGCAAAACGCCAAGATGCTCAAACTAAATTTAATAATGCAATGGAAAAACTTCAAAGTATTATTGGTAATTTAGTTGCAGGTCCATTAGGTATATTTTTAGATATGATAGCTAAAATTTTAGATAGTACTGTTGGTATGAGTATGGTTTTAGGAGCAATATTAGGTTCCCAAATTCCAGGATTAATAAAAGGTTTTAGAACTGTTGTTGGATTTATCAGAACTGCTGCTAAACTTTCAATTGGTGAAGCCGTAGCTAGTGCTGCTGCTAGTGCAGCTAAAATTCCATATGTTGGATGGGCATTAGCTGGAGCTGCGGCCGCAGGTTTAGGAGCTTTATTGTATACTTATATAGCAGATGATATGGTTCAAACTCCTACGGGATATGGTAAACGTACTATTGTAGGTCCTGAAGGTTCTATTGCATTAAATGATAATGATACTATAGTTGCAGGAACTGATTTAGGACAAGGTGGAGGAAAAACAGAATCTGTTAAGTCTTCTCCATCAATAGATTTAACTCCAATGATTTCAGCAATAAATGAAGTAACTTCCGCAGTTAATCAATTAAATTCTAAGAAATGGGATGTGTATTTAGATTCTAAAGTAGTAGGAACTGGATTAATGCAAAAATCATATAAATCAGCTTAATTTTAAATATTTATACAAAAACACAATAACATGAGCTTATTAGACAATTTATCAAAAATGCTTTTAGGGTACAAAGGAGCAAAGCCTAAATTCAATGCTGAAGCACCTACTTCAACTTTACATAATCTATCATCTACTTTAGGACAACCTGCTATTACAAAAAATCCTTCTAATTTAGACGAAGCTGATAAGTTGAACAATTCAAAATATAAAAGCCTTAAAGGAAGAAAATATTTAGATCAACAATTTAAATAATTGTAATGTCTTTATTTGAAAAATTAAAAGATACCAGTTTAAAATCATTAAAATTTGGTCAGACCGGTGGTACTGGTGATACTAAACCATATATCGTAACAGATATTAATACTGTAGATAGAGGGTTTAATAATTTTCGTATGACTAGATTTGATGATGGATTTATACGTGGGGGTGGTGTTGGGTCATTAAATGCTGGCATAACAGATACTTTACGTATTGGTAAATTTTTAACTGATTTTCCAAAAGGACCATTATTTATCACAAAACAAGTTGGATTACAATTATCTAATCCAAGACTTGAAACTAAGCAATTACCTACTAACAAAACAGGTACTAGTTTTATTGGTAAAATAGGTGCTACTGTATTAAATTTAGCTAATAAAATAAATAATTTAGTTGGAGGACCAACTCGTATTTATAACTTAGGAATTAATACTTTAGCTCAAGTACCTGTTAATGCTTTAGGAGGACATATTGTTCGCCATGGTTTTCTACCTGTCCAAAACGAAATCCAAAAATATTTTAGTGTAGTTACTGAAAATAATAATAACGGAAATAATCGTTTAGAAAATTTATATAATACTTTACTATCAGGTACTGATACTAGAGTTAACTTTTTTAAAAATAATCGATATTCAGATTTATCTAAAACAGTAATTGATAGCTATATTAGTGGTCCTGGATCATTTTATGGAATTGGTAGTACTACTATTCGTAGAACTACATATACTGCGGATAAAGATAAAATTAGAAAATCATTAAATATAAATTCTGATAAATCTAGAGCAATAGACTCAGATATAAAACTTTATGTTTCAAAAGAAGACAGTATATTTAAACAATATAATTATAGATTTTCTCAAGATCAAAGATTAGATTCACAAAATGAGTGGAAAGGAGCATATTCACAATCTTTAGAACAAAGTTTACAAATTTCATCAAATAAATCTAGAAATGGATTTTATATTCTCCCAGATACTGAACCCACATCATCATTTACAAAACGACTTAAATATGATAAAAGTTTTAATCCAATAAACACATTTCTTAATCTCGATCCAACAGGTAAAAATGAGCAAAATAGATATGATATACCGGAATCTACTCCATTAGATCATATAACTAGTATTACTGCTTCTTATGATGTTGTTTCTGAAGGTGTATCTAGTCGTGTTGAAGGAATATTAGTATTTGAAGAAGATGTTCAAAAAACTACTAATAATTTTTTACCAAAAACCTCTAATAAAACATATAACGATTTAATAACAAATAAAATCAATCAAACCGATTTTAGAGTACCAACAACTTATAATGTATACCCAGGTATAGTTAATAAAGAATTTAAAGATATTGATGGTATAATTAATCGTAATCCAACTGAATTTTCTAATAATTATTTAGATTATAATTATAATTTAATTAATTTAGAAGATGTATATGATAGAAATGATGATGATATATTAAAAGTAATATTTACTCAAATAGATCCATTTAGTGGCACTGCATTAAATGTGCTCCCATTTTCTGCATATGTAACTGGGTACAGTGAAACATATAATAGCAATTGGGATGATATAAAGTATAATGGTAGATCTGAGTTTCTATATGCATTTAATAGCTATAGAAAAACAGCTACTTTTAAATTAATGATTCCCATATTTCAACCTGACGAATTAAAAACAAAACATGATCGTTTAAAGTTATTGCAAAAAGGATTAGCAGGTAAATATTCAAATAATCGTTTAGGAGGTATATTAACTAGAATCAATTTAGGTTATTACTTATATGGTGCTGCTTGTATCATAAACAACTTAACAGTTAGTATTCCTGATGATGCTTCTTGGGATTGGGGAGTTGATGGTAATAGTAATTTAGCATATGCTATGTTACTTGAAGCAAATTTCCAAATTACTATTGTTGATGATAGTGTAGTAGGATTTGCAGAAGAAAAAAAAGAAGAGCTTAAACCAAAACCTAATCCTCTTCCTATTCCAAAACCAGTAATCCCTAAAGTAGTTCCAGTTGAAATAAAAAGACCAAAAATTACAGTTATTCCTCCACCCCCTAAACCTAGAGAAATCCCTATAGATTCAACTAGAGTAGTAAAACAACAAAGACTAAAAGGAAAAGGAGAGGTTAAAAAACCGACAAAACCTGTAAAATATGGTGGTGGTGATTTTGGTGGTGGAGGAGCCGGTGGAGATTTTTAAAATAAATAATTATGAGATATAATAATTCAGAAATAAAATACACTTTATCTGGAAAACCGTATTACAGGAGAAAAAATTATCCTCAAATACCATTTTCTGATTCTGATGTGTATGTTATTACAACTGTAGGAGATCGTTTAGATACTATAGCTTATAGTTATTATAATAATGCGGAATTATGGTGGGTTATTTCTGTAGCTAATAATAATGTCACTAAAGGATCTTTATTTCCTATACCAGGTACTCAATTAAGAATACCTACCAATATTAATGCTGTATTAGATTTATTTGATGCCGAAAATAATATATAAATGTTATGTCAATATTTAGAGAACCGTTTGCTCCTGCAATTAAGGGCCAATTAGAAGCACGCCAAAATTTAATTGGTAAAGAATTACTTACTACTCAGGATGTAACATATTTAAATTCTAAAACTGCTTGGATACAATTACGTTCTAGTGTTGATGTAGAATTTAATGGCCGAGTAAGTGCTGATGGAATGGCCACAGACAATGTGTTACTAGGAGGTGCTTTATTATCTGGTAATCAACAAAGAGAAGGAATAGGAACTAAGGGTTTAGGAAGATATGATACTAGTATTTACAACAAATCATTAAATCAAATCGAACCTAATGTACTTGGTCTTCGTCCAATGCCAGGTATAACTAATTTATCTATTCAAAATAAAGGTGCCTATGGTTCATTACGTCAAGCTACTGTAACTTTTCAATGTTGGGATGTAAAACAACTCGAAATGTTAGAGATGCTTTACATGAGACCTGGATATACTGTATTACTTGAGTGGGGGTGGTTACCTTATATAAATAATGATGGTATATTATCCGATAGATTACTTCAAGATACTTTATTTTTTGGACGTAAAGATATAAATCTTCAAAAATATTTAGCCGATTTAAGGGGTCTTTCATTAAAAAGTAATGGAAACTATGATGCTCTTTTTGGTTATGTAATGAATTATAACTGGAAGTATAGAATGGATGGTGGGTATGATTGTAGTACCGAAATTATATCAACTGGTGAAGTTTTAGAATCTCTTAAAATAAATGCTTCTGGAGCTTCAGTATCATCTACTTCTTCAGGTACTCTACTATCTACAGAAAAATACTCTAATATTGAAGATATCCAAAAAGAATATAGGAGAAATTTATTAACTGGTATTATTTCTGAAACATATGCTTTAGCTTTATTAAAACAAACAGCAGAAAATGGAGTTGGTTCTTTTACATATGATAATCAAATATATAAAAAATCAGGAACTGTTGAGTTTGCTCGTTTAGAAATTGAATTAGAAACTAATGATTTAGATGGAGATGATGATGATGCATCTGCTAAAAACCCAGGTGGTGAACATGCTGATGGAAGTATATTAGATTTAGAATCTAATGTTTATATTACTTTAGATTCATTTGTTAAATTAATAAATGATTTTGCATTATTAGAAAACACCAATATTTCAGATACTAGTGGTCCTAACGGAAAAAACATTGTTACTTTATCCACTCACAATAGACCTAATTCTTTAGATGCTGGTAAAGCATTAACTTGTTTGTATCATCCGCTACAAGTTTCAGTAGATCCTAGAGTTTGTATTTTACGTAATGATTTATTTGAAAAAACAATTCAAGGAATTAATATTGCTCCTCCATCAGATGATCAAAAAGATGTTAAAATAATCCCAGTCAAACCAAATCCATTATATGATGAAATTATAAAAAATCTTAAAAGTATAAGGGACAAAGACGGCAGTGAAAAAGAATTTAGAGCGGAATTACGTAAAATAAATAGTAAAGAAATGTTAGCTGGGGTAGCTGATTCTTATTATACTAAAAACAAGGAAACTTTTTATGATTTTTTAGTTGGGGATGATTTTAAATCAAGTAGTTTAAATCAATTTGATGTTGATGATGATTTTAGCGGGTTAGGACTTACTATTGAAGATGTAAGATATTATGAAAATGATTTTGTTCGAGGGCTTCTTAATAAAATTGCAACTGATTATGATATATTCCAAGGATTTACAGATATAACTCCAGCAGTTAGACAGAAAAAAGCTATAAGTTCAGCTAAAGATAAAACTAAAGAAGAAATTGAAACTCTAGATGAAGCAAAAAAAGAAATAAATAGTTCATCTCCTGGTTATTTATCAATGCTAAACCAACTACCTAAATATTACCATTCAGGAAATACTGATCCATTTGCATATCATGGAAATATTTATCTTAATTTAAGATTATTATATAATCTAGCTACAAGTACTGATCTAGAAAGTGAAGATCCGGGAGAAAAACAAGTTATAAGTTTAATGACTTATATAAAAAATATTTTAACATATGTTCAAAATTCAATAGGTAATGTTAATAACTTTGAAGTAGTAATTGAGGATAATGTTGGGTATATTGTTGATGTAAATAATGTTCCCGGAAATAAAGTTGAACCTTTTACTTTTGAAGTAGGAAGTAAAAAATCTATTTTAAGAAATATATCTTTAGAATCTCAAATATTTTCAGATCAATCAACTATCATAGCAGTTTCTGCTCAGTCAGATGCAGGAAAATTAGGATTAGAGAATAGTACTATGATTGCTTACAATACAGGTATAAGAGATAGAATGATATCTAAAAGAGATAATCCTGTAGCTTCTAATACATCTAAAGAACAACAATCAGCAGGGTTTACTTTAGCATTAAGTGATTTAGCAGGACTATTTGAATCAATGAAAAGAAAGGCGAGATTAGATTTTTCTTATGACGCTGAATTATTAGTTGAAGATATTGACAAATATAAAAAAGCATTAACTGATATTATAGTATTTTTTACTTCTCAATATAAAGCAGATAACAAATATAAATCAATTCTACCAACTAAATTATCAATTACTACTGATGGTATTGGTGGGTTAATAATTGGTAATATTTTTAATATAGATAAAACTTTTACTCCACAAGGATATAAAGGAAATAAAGGTGTAGGTATTGATTTGCAATATATTATTACTAATATAAAACAAGAAGTAGGCTCTAATGGACAATGGAAAACAATTATTGAGGGAAACCCATTTATCCCAGATTCAACTTTTGATAGTTTAGTAGCAAGTCAAAATAATTTAAAACTTGATACTACACTTGTTAAAAAATACATATATGATGAAAATACAGGTACAGTTAAAGAAGAAATTAGGAAAAATAATGAGCCTGTTAATGAACCACCACAAGGTGTAACAGGAGACGCTAGAGCTATGGCTTCAGCTATGAATTATGTTCTAGGAGGACCTAAAAAAGGCATAAGTAGATGTAACCGATACACTTATAATTTAGCTTATAATTATATTAAATTTAAAGCAGGAAAGAAAAATGAAACAAAACGAGGAGCTACTTTAAGTTCTGGGGGGGATGCGGGTACTGAATTGGCATTCAAATCTTATGAAGCTTTAGGGTATACAAAATATAAAGTAGGTTCTAGTATGACTATAAAAAAGATTGATGATTATTTAAGTGATTATAGTAAATTTAATGTAGGAGATGTAATTCAGTATCGTTCAGATATACAAGTACAAAAGAAAACTGGGGTGGATTATTGCTATCATGCTCAAATATACACTGGAGGAATGGGGTGGAATTCAAAAATATCAAGTTTTACACCTATGCCTGATGCTGCTCGTTATGCTACTGATGATAGCACAAATTATAGATCAAATAATAACAACAGTGGAAGAGGTGCAGGTAATTTCCTTTATGGAAAATATGCAGATTTAAAAAGACCACCATTATTTGATTTATGGGTTTTTAAATTACTTTCTTAATTATTATTAATTGATGAGACCTCCTAAAAATCAAATATTAGAAAATTTATATACTAGTGGGAATGAATATTTACTAGCTAAAACATATAACAATTATGTAGGATATTACCATTCAGTATCAGGAAAAAAATATGTGGGTGCTATTTATAGTCCTAATTCAATTGAGTTAGTACCTTATACTCAAAACCGAGAAGTAGCAGCGTATAATTTATCACAAATTGATCCTGTTTATATGAGAATTAATCCTAATATAATAAACACAATTAAAAAAGATGAATTTCCAATTGTCCGAATTAATTTTACTCCAACAAAAGACCCATCATATAGATTTTTTATTAAACGAATAAATGAAGTAAATGCTTCAATATTAGAAGTAAATAAACAAACCTATCTTAATGCTAGAGCTACTAATTTTTATTATACTTTAACTATACTTTGGGACCCAAATAAACCTTCAAATTATACTGAATTTGAACCTCAAATGCCTGGGATAGATAGTTTTTTAAGAAATTATTCCTTACCACCATCAGGAGATGATGGAGGATTTTAACAGAAAACAAAAGGTTATATTATGTTTTATATTATTGAACGACAAGATCAATTAGATCAGTTACATATTGGTGAGGATGTATTTATTCATATTATTCCTACGAATGAAAACTATCATCCTATTTTACAAAATATTAGTTTAATTTATGTTCGGTGGATAAAAGGACATAAAGGATACATTTTATGTGTTAATCATTCCGAATCATTATCATTAAAATCTACGGATATACTCGATAAACTATCTAAGGTTAACAGAGTATACACATTAGATAATAAAGCGGTATTACACCATTTTCCTACGTTGCTTTCTCGACTAATTGATGTGCAACTGATTAGTTCATATCATAATCTCCAAACAATAAATGTTGAACAATACGAGTCAAAAGTTGAAACAGATTTTAAACGTAAATATTACACAGAAGAACCATCAGTATTAATTCCTATAGCAAAACATTATGAAAAATGTGAAAATGTATATGATCATATTGAACAGACAATCAATAAAATAAGTGAAAATATACGTGAATATGATTTTTTAAATGATTACGTTGCACCATTCTTTTTTAATATTGAAAGACAAGGTATTAAATTAGATAAAGAACCATTTATTAAACATTTTAAAGATTTACCAAACCCTAAATTTTCAATATCTAAAGGTAAAATATACACGCAATATAATTTAAATACATTAACTGGTAGACCATCAAATGCATTTAATGGTATTAATTTTGCGGCTTTAAATAAAACAAATGGAGAACGTGCTGCTTTTATCCCCGAAAACGATAAATTAGTTGAAATAGATTTTAAAGCATATCATCCTCATATTATATCTAATCTATCAGGATATATTCATAATAATGATGGAAAATTATATGAGCATTTATCTCAACAATTCCCAGGATCAACTCCAGAAACAATTAAGGAGTTAGTTTTTCAACAATTGTATGGAGGTATTAGAAAAGAATTCCAAGACAAACCATTTTTCTCCCAAGTATATAATTATACAAACAAATTATGGAATGAATCAGAAAACGGTGCAATTGGTACCCAATTCGGTAAACGTTTCACTAAAGAAATGATTGAAAATCCAACACCACAAAAATTACTTAATTATATTGTTCAAAATACAGAAACAATATTTAATATAGTTCAGTTTTCTGTTGTGGATTATTTGCTTAAAGATAAAAAAACAAAAATAATATTATACACATACGATTCTATATTATTGGATTATGATTCGTCGGAAAATTTATTAGATAGCATAACTTCGATATTAAAATTTAATTATTCCACGAAATCTGGACAAAATTACGCAGAAATAGAATAAATCATATATTTATGTTAGACTTAAGTTACGATTTATTTAATAATACATTTTTAATGGCTAATAAGCTATTTTGTACATTTACTGCTCCCGAAGAATTAGACG